CCTCCACCGCCTGAACCGTGACCGCCTGTAACAACAGGTGATCCATCCCCACCATCATTTCCTTGAGACGGACTTGTTGAAGGTGTGTTTCCAGAGCCACCTGAAGAAGTTCCCCCTGCTGGTCGAGCAATTCCACCGCCTCCTCCACCGCCAGAGCCACCATCTCTACCATCATTAGAATAAACAAACCCTGTTATATTAAAGCCAAGACCACCGCCACCCCCACCTGTAGAGGTTTTAGAAACAGGAGAGCCAATTAAAGAATCGCTACCGTCACTACCATCTGATGTGTTAGGACCACCATTACCTCCACTTCCTCCACTACCAATGGTCATTGTATAGGTTGAACCAGCACTAACAGATTGACCTGTTCCGACACGGAACCCACCTGCTCCACCGCCTCCACCTATAGACGCTCCTCCTCCTCCACCGCCAGCAACAACAAGATAATCTATAGATGTAACATCAGTAGGTGCTGTCCAAGATGCAGAAGCTTTAAAAGATAATATCTGCACAGTTGCAGTGTCTGATAAAAGGCTTAACCCATAATTGCGAGAAGCCGCTGATCCAAAAGTAGAAAGTATAGGAGCCATAGTTTAATCATCCAAATTGTGTTTGTGCTGCTAATGCAGTAAAAGCAGCGTCACCTGTTTTAATTACGGTTATTGCATAAGAATCTATACCACTTGCGTTTCCTGCACTAAAAGCAGAACCACCTTGATATTTAGGTGTAACAGAACTACCATCTACTGTAAAAGCACTCATGTAATAAGCTGAACTACCTTGCGTTGATAAGAAAGCTATTGTCAAAGCATCACCTGTTGCCATTATCGAATTAAGTGTTGTAGACCCATCACCCCTTACATTAATGGTAAAGTTACCAGAAGCATTAGTTGTGTAGTAAAGAACACTTTGTGTCACAACATCAAAGTTAATTGTGCCTGTAGATGCTGTGGCTGATATTGTTACTTTCTCTCTTACATTGCCACCAAAGAACGTATCGCCTGTTACATGAAGAGCCGCCAATGGTGTTGCTGTTTTTATTCCAACTCTGTCTACCGAAGCATCGCATAAGAGAAGATTGGCATCATTATCACCTTCAACCCTAAAGTCTTTGTCTGCACCTGCTTCATTAAAAACAAATGTGCCTCCATTGAAAGTAACGTCACTGGTAGCAGATAAAGTTGTAAAAGCTCCTGTACTTGCAGAAGCCGCACCTACTGTTGTGCCGTCTATTGCTCCTCCAGCTATATCAACTTTAGATATATCAACTTCGCCTGACCCATCAGGTGTAATCGCTATGTTACCATTAGTGCCATCTGTAATTGTAATAACACCAGAGTCTGTGCCACTATTCGTTGATATAGTTATATCGCCTGTACCGTTTGACGTAACCGTAGCGGTTGCTCCGCTATCTCCTACAACAACTGTGTCAGCCACAAGATTGACATTACCTGTTCCGTTGGGAGTAACAGTAATATCATTGTTAGCAGCGTCTGCAATTACAATCGTACCTGAGTCTGTGCCACTATTTGTACTAAGAGTTAAATCTCCTGTGCCTTGCGTTGTTAAGGTAACATCAGCATCATCATCACCAATCATTACTGTATCAGCACCAAGATTAACATCTCCTGTGCCGTTTGGTGTCAAGTTAATCGCTCCGTTACTATCCGTTGAAGTGATTGAATTGCCATCTAATAAAAGGTTATCGACTTGATATGAACCCGTGACAGCGAGATTAGCCGCAACTTCTACAACTACGGCACCACTACCTGCTCCGTCAGAACGAACAAGTTTAGTTTTGCCAGCAGGTATCTCTATATCATTTGAGGCATTATAGGTTCCTTGAAACAAAAGAATTGATCGTGAGCCTGATAAAGCGTTTTCAATCCATAAATATCTTTCTGCATCATTCGGAGTTATCTGATAGTAAACTGTGCCACCTAAATCTCCACCATCAACTATCTTAATAATTCTGTTTCTTCCATTGGATACAGATCCGTTTGTAATAGGAAGGGTGTTGGGTGAACCTGTAGATCCTGTAGCCGCAGCAGTAATAGAAATAAACCCATCAAGTGATTGGTCTATAAGATCCATATTGGTGTTAGTCATAGTTCCCCAAGTACCCGATCTATCACCTGTAGCTGGTTTTTCTATCCCAGTATTTGTTGTGTATGTACTTGTCATTGTCTTATCCTTATGCCGCTATATCAGTCCAGTTTGGTGACTGACTCGGAGAGACAGCCGCCCATTCTGGTGTCTGACTGGGGATTATTTGACCCCATACGTTGACTGTTCCTAAAGATGCAGTTCCTGATACTCCCGTAACAGAAACAGTTTTTGGAAGTCTTATTACTACACTTCCGATTGAACTTGTAGCAGACACACTACTTACTGTTAAGTTAGCATCTGCTGATACTGTAACACTACCTAAACCTGTTGTTCCTGCAACTCCAGTAACACTTACTGGTTCGGCTTCACCCCAGGTTCCACTACCCCAAGTTGATCTGCCCCAACCAGTAATATTAGCCATTTATGCAATCCTTATAATCGCTGAAGAAGCATTAGCTGTTGGAAAACTAATTGTAAAATCTCCAGCAGTTGCAGTTTTATCGCCACCAAAGTCCAGTACACAAACAGCTTTGTCTGCTTGTGTATCATTATAAATCAATGCACCTCTTGCAGTAATACTTACATTACTAAAAGTTAAATCACTAAAATCACATATAGCAGTTGTGCCATCTGTTGTCGGTGTAACACTTGTTAAAGCCGCTCCTGTTGCAGAATAGTTCGTACCACTTGCCTCGTTAGAAGAAGTATAAGCTGTTGTACCTGCACCTAAAGAAGCACTTGATGTATACAATGCTAACTTAAAAGTATTACCAGAACTTGCTGTGAAATTGTGTGTTCCTACCAATAGCTCTTGTTTAAAACTAGTACACATTGCTTGTGATATTGCCATATTAATCTCCTAAAATTTCAATATAGCTTTTGCTATATCCTCATGACCTTCTTGCGTCATTTTATTATATAATGTAGTTCTATCAGATTTTACCGCTTGTGTCATATAGTGCTTTATAACACTTCTAATTCTTTCTTTATAAACAAAGGCTTGGTCTCTTATTGCAGGGGGTGCGTTCTTTGATACCGTCATTATGTGATCAAGGCACATATCTGTCAGATCATCTACGCTATGACCTCTATAATGAGTCGTGCTTATATCCACATGACCTACATTCATATCTACTGAAACATCAAACATTAACTTTCCTGTATCCTTAATTTACCATTACGATATTGATCTTTGTTCATACGAGCTTCTCCAAGATTTTTTAGTCGTGCTATTGCTCGTTCAAACCTTTGTTTGTATTCATTTATTAAATCTGGCTCACCCTTCATAAAAGTATAAGCTTCCATTAATGAACCATATAACATAGCATCTGTAGCATTTGTGCCTAACCAAGTTGTTCCACTTGCCGCTGTAGTAATACTAGTTGGTCTATAGAGGTAATGTATTTCAGCGTCATAGTTTGCATCAGGTGTCGGACCGACTATGAAATTTGACGTATCAAATATAGCGTAATACTCAGGTCTTGCTGTTGTTGTAGTTGTAGGAAAAGACTCCTGCATAAAATTAACATCTTTGTTAATAAGAAAATAAACATCACTTGAACTTGTCAAAGATAAACTAAATGGTGCAAGAAAATCCGTAGGCATAGCAAGATATTTATTACCTGAGCTTATTGTTCCTGTAGCATTTTTTCTAAAGTAAGGAAGATCAACAAGATCAAGAATACGATCTTCTGTTTCCGTAATAAAGATAGGCAGGTTTGTAACAAAGGTTGATTCATTATTATCTACATAATCTTGTATTGCTGTTTTTAAAGTTGTAAATGTCCAAGACATAGCTAACTCACCGTTATTGTGACAGTACCAAGACTGCCTGTTAAACCCATAGCCCCGTTACCATCAGGTGCATTACCACCATCACCAACAGGGTTCCATCCAAAAAAACCTCTACTCTCCCCAAGATTTTGATCTGGGCGAGGATCTCTAATTGCTTGAGGATCAAATATCCTTACTTTACCTAAAAGGTTTTGTGGCTGATCGGGATCAAATACATCTCTGCCTACACGAGAACCAGTTCTAATTCCATTTTGAACTTCATAAACAAGATCATGCAAAGGATATCTAAATCCTGTTTTATCGCAGTAACCGTAAGCCCTTCTACCTTTTGCGTATGGTTGACTCATTTAATTCTCTTTTCTTTAAGAACTTTATTTAAAACCTTTTTATCATTTTCTTCAAAGTAGTTTCTTCTACTTTGTCGAATTTTTTCTCTCTGAAGCTTACCTGCGGAAGCAATACCACCAAGCATCAAAGCTTTCATTGCTGCGTTTGCAATAAGATCAGGGTTATCTTTTAAAGTTTTTGCAAAACTAACTTTACGTCTGCCATATTTGTCACGGTTTCTTTTTGGTTTAGGTTTTGTTTTTGATTTTATTTTTTTTATGCGAGTTGCCTCAGAGCCAAAAGAAGAAAGTGCAGGAGCTTTTTGAGCAATTTTTTTCTTTATTTTAGCAAGTTTTGCGTCTTCTTTTTTCTTTATTTTAGCAAGTTTTTTAGCAAGTTCTTTTTTTTTCTCTTTCTTTGCTTTTGATATTATATATTTTTTTACAATACCACCAGCAAGTCTTTTCTTAGGACGAACTGTTAAAGGATTTTCATCAACACCTTTTGCATATCCTGTTGCATATTTTTTAACACCATCTTTTGCAGATATAGGTTGTTGAATAACTGGTTGTTTTTTTGGAGGTGCTTTAGCTTTAGAAGGACTTATTTTAATTTTTCCAGCTTTTAACTTTTCTTCATATACTTTTATTTTACGATTTAAGTTATTCACAAGATTATTTAGTTTTGTTTTTTCTGTAGGAGTAGCTTGCTTTCTGGCTTTTATAGCCTGAGACCTTACAGTTTTTGCGTCTTTTAAATTTTCCTTATCAGCAACAGTTTGCTTGAGATTTTTCATAGCCCTGTTGCGAATAGCTGTGTATTTCGGATTACGTGGCTTGGACTTTGGCTTTGGCTTTGTTCCTTGTTTAGCCCTTATGTCTGCTAACTTACCAGCAATGCTTTGTAATGTTTTTCTTTTCATAACAATTCCTTACGGATTAAAATAATCTGACAAAGGAACAAAAGCAATCGGAGCTTTTTCTCTATCCTCTGAAGCGGCAAGTTCAAACTGTTCTTCATAAATTGCTTTTAAAACAGGAAGTCTATCAGTTAGCTGTGGTTTTTTCATAGCTATATAATAAGCAAGACCTGATGTTAAAGCAGGAAGAAAACGAGCAGGAGCATCGTAGTTATTAGATCCAAGAGTTCCAGTGTCTTGTATTCTTCTTATTCTCCAATACCTTAAAAAGTCTCCATTGTATGTTGAGCTTGGGAGCGGCCAAAGATAAACAACAGGAGCATCTCTTTGCCTATCAATATAGATTTGCGTTGGTCTTCCTGTGCTTGTCTTGTTTGGTATCTGAGAATATGTTGTTACAGATATTCTGGCTAAGTTAAAGTCTGACTGATTAGAGGTGCCACTGTTAGTTCTTACAGTGTGTTCAAGAAGATCTATTGTATCAGCAGGTAATGTATAAGCACCATCATCTGTTGCTAAAGTTACAGATCCTTCCTCTATAGTCCACAGATTTATTCCTCTGTTAATCCATTCTAAAGACATAAGATTAAGACTTCTTCTCGCTGTCTTTAAATCATAACCAGACCGTAACTCTGTACCAGCTCTTTCAAAAGCCTCTTCACAAATTTCATTTATGTCTAGGTTAAATGTCGCTGTTCCTGATGTTGCCATAATTAAATATACTTTGTCTGTTTCTCTTTATTAACTTTAATATCACTTGCTTTATTTGTTTTATATAAATCATAAAGATCTTTACCAAACTCAACACCTGCCTCATGATCAGAAGGATAATGAAAGTTTCCTTTTAATCTATTAATACCAACTGATTCACCTAGCTCCATTAACTTAACTTTATGTTTTGGATTTTGATCTCCTAACATACGAGCTAAGAAAGTAGCTTGTGCCGAATGACCACTTGGGTAAGAAGGTGAATCTGCTGATTTACCTTCTCGTGGATTTATATCTATACTATGGTACTCAGCAAGTTGATTAGGTCTTGGTCTATTAAATCTATACTTAGCTTTCATAACTAAAGAAGCTACATCGAGTGCAGTCTCCTCTACATCATCTACATTATAATCAATGTTATTGTTATCTAAATACTTAAAAAATGTATTTGTAATAAAGTTTTCATCTTCTTCGTCTATAACTCTTATGTCATTATCGGAAAGTTCTTCAGGCAAAAATGATATAGACAATAACTCATCCTCTGTTTCAAAAGATGAATTAGAAAAAGGCATAGCAATCATCCTTTCTGGAGATTCAATATTAGGTAAAAATTTTAAATCACGAGACATTAGATCCTTATCTTCCTTTGTAGGATTGCCATAAGTTAGTTTATTAATATCCATTAAAAAGTCAGCCTACATTTAACCTTTCCACCGCCAACTTTTCTTACAATACCACCATTTTTCATTTTTAAATACTTACCTTTTGTATCTTTGTTTTTAATCCTAATAAGTTTTGCTTCAGGGTCTTTGGCTTTTTTTAGCTTTGGTTTAGGCTTTGGTTCAGGCTTTGGTTTTGGTTTTGACTCTAAAGCTTTAGACACCATAGCTCCCACACCACCTCCAGCAGAACCGCTTAAAATTAATCTTTTTAAATCACGCAACTCTTTCATGTTTGTAACACCAAGAGACTGCATAAGTTTCTTAGTTTCTTTTACGGCTTTTCTTGCTGGCATTACATCATCCTTCTTCTAACACGACCCCCGCCAAGTTTCTTCTTGACCATACCACCGCCAAGTTTCTTCTTGACCATACCACCAGCCATTTTTTTCTTGACCATACCGCCTTTTAATTTCTTTTTAACCATACCGCCTCCTAGTTTTTTCTTGACAGCAAGTTTAGCCATTTCAGATTTAGTCATACCAGCATATGGATTTTTAGATTTAGGTTTACTTGGTATTTTGATTTTTTGACCAGCTTTTATTTTATTAAGATCTTTAATTCCTTTATTGGCTTCTTTAATAGCCTTTAAAGTAATACCCCTACTCTTAGCAATCTGAGAAAGGGTGTCTCCTTTTTTAATAGAGTAATTTTTTGCTCCTGCTATTTTTTGTGTAGCAGTTACAGCTGTACCACCAGCAGATACTGTTGCTGTTCCTTTAGCAACTTTTTTACGAGCCTCTGTAATTTGCTTATTTGTTTTATTAGCAGAGGTTTTACGTCTTTTTCTCTCTGCATTTCTAATGTTACGCCTTCTTGTTTTTTCTGCATCTGTCATTTTTTTTTCAAGAGGGCTTCTTGGAGTAAGTGGCTTTGGCTTTACTTTCTTTTTCAAAGCTTCTTTAACTATTTTATAAACCATAATATTATCCTTTTCTTTTTGGCTTTCGCACAGGTTTAGGTATATTTCTTCTCGCACGATTCCTAGCATTACTTTGTCTTTTAGGTTTTGTTTTTAAAGATTTTATTAAATCCTTTAACCCCTCATCAAAGTTGTCTTGGTTTTGAGCTAAAAAATCTGCATCAGATTGTTCACTTGATACTTCTGTAGATGTTCCAATTCTTCCAAAAGGAATTTTCTTTTTCATACTTTGAGTTATAGCCTGAGAAAAAGGATTTGTTTTGTAATTAAAATCTTTAGGAGGTTTTGATGGTTTGGTTGAACGACCTTTTGTTGGATTAACATTCGGAATATTACTTTTCCCCTTAACGGTTTTATACTTAGACATCATTCTTTTCATCAAGGCACGACCAGCAGGAGATTTAGCATAGAAACTTAATCCTCTTGCTGCTGCTATCCCTGCTGGAATTAATGGCAAAGCCATCTAACTTCTCCTGTCTACAAATAAACGATCAAGTTTTTTATCAATCTTATCTAGTTGTGCGAGTACCCTTGAAACATCAGTCTCAAGATCTCGTTTCGTTGCAAAGTCACGGGCAGTTTCCTCCCTAGTTTTATTAAGGAGGACATCTATCCGTTTGACTTCCGCACCCATTGATCTAGTCCACAGTAAAAAGGGACCGACCACCACAGTTAAAACAATATTCCAAAGTATAACTGGGTCTAAATCCACAAAACTTATCCTTCATAAAACATTGTAAAGCTTACTACGTGGGTTTGATTATAAACTACATATGCCCCACCTGAGAAAACTATTCCTCCGTCTGGTATACTCGGATAAATTGTATCGTCTACATTGTTGGCATCAAACTTATAAAGTGATGATCCCGTTGCACTCGTATTTTTTACCTCTATTGTGCCACCCGTTGTATTGCAAACATATTGCAATCCACGCAGACGAACACGATTACGGGTAATTTTAGCAGCAACAGAAGTTCCTGTTCCTGCCTCAACATTACCAGCAGAAGCACCCG